CTTCGAACAAAGGTAGTGGTGTAACAGTATCTTCGAACAAAGGTAGTGGTGAAACAGTATCTTCGAACAAAGGTAGTGGTGTAACAGTATCTTCGAACAAAGGTAGTGGTGAAACAGTGACTTCGAACAAAGGTAGTGTAACAAGTGGTGTAACAAGTGGTGTAACAAGTGGTGCAACAAGTGATGCAACAATAAAAGATATAGACATTCAATTAAAAAAGATAAGTAACTATTATAATGATGTATGTCCAATGTATAAAATAGAAACTGCTAATAATAGATGTGTTAAAGTAGCAGATCGTTTGTATACTATTCCTACATCTGAGCCACCACCTGGGTACCAACCAAGAAAAGAAGACGCACTTTTTTTTATGTGTCCAAGTGATGCAGCTTTTATACCTGCAACTTTTATAGAGGCAACAAAAAAAATGGTTCCACCACAATGTATTAAATGTATAAATAACACAGTAATACAACCCGATGGTACATGTAAATCATTAGATAAACCAACTGTTATATGTTTAAATAACACTGTATTACAAGCAAATGGTACATGTAGTTAAATATATATTATATAAAAATCTTTATATAATATATATGCCAAGACAAAATTGTAATAATCCTGGAACTGTATTAGTAATAAATCAAAATAATGGTAATGAAATGTGTGTGACAGCAATGCCAGAATAGAATAATAATTGTCCTAATCTATATATTGCAGGTAAAGCATCAGAATCAAATTATATTGGTTGTTTCAAACCAAGTGATTCTAGTAATCCATCATCATCACCATCATCGCAACTTGAACTTGCACCATCATTATCAAAATGTGGACCTTACATAGAATCAACGGCAAATAGTTCATATACTCCACCTAATAGCTCAAATTTGTCCCGGTCTACAATAGAGTATTGTAGAAAGTCAGAATGTAAAAATAATGCTAATAAGATAATAGTAGGACCAAAAAGTAGTAGACCATTTATTTGCCCATAATTATAATTTAGTATATTTATATTTATCAATAATAATTTTGTATTCAAAAATATTTTTATCGATTTTTATTAATGTTTCATCAATATATTCTTTATGATTTTTTTCATTAATATTTAAAAATAATTTATCAGATACATCATCATTCATAATATATTTTCGATATGGTACTATTTTTTTATAAGTTTTTGATATAGTTACATCTGATATATCAAACATCTTAGATAAATTTTGAATTGAATAGTCAATTTCATATATTTGATAGATTAGCATAACTGCTGAAGCAGCAATTGATGGTGGTTGATGATCAGTTGCAATATCTAACTTTACAATATTTTTTACAATATTTTTTGCTAGATCACTGTATTCACCTAATTTTAATTTACCTTTGAATCTATCAATAAAATCTTCTGGTTTACTTGATCGAATACAATCATATATATTATAATCCATTACTTCAAATAATTTTCGACAACCAGATGTAATATGTTTTACTTTCAAATCAAATATTTTTGCAATCTCTTTATGTGATCTAGGTAATTTTTGCATTTTAGCACCTTCTAATACACATGCTGCAATTAAACTTTTTCTGTTGTCACCACGAATAATTATTTTTTTACCATTTTTATTTTTTTGTTCAGTAAACTTTTTATATAAATTACGTGCATTATCGATAACTGATTTTGGAATATTTTCTTTTCTACATTTAGTTTCTATTTCTTGTAATACATCATACAAACTTCTTTCTTCATATGGCATTTGAGACCAAATATGTAATCTCTTTAATTTACTATTACCACCTCCAATACTTGTGCCCAATGATGCTTGAGGCAAAAAAAAGTTTGTTTGTTGCGCACATCTATCTGAATCATTTTTTTCATCCCAATTTGACATTTCAATAGATGAATCAAAATATTCCATTATTTCTCTTCCACAATTACCACATACACATTTACCTCGCATTTGGTCATCGATAATATTACGATCACCACAATCAGGACATGTTTTTTTTGTTTTTAACTTAATATTTGGTACATTATTTAAATTATTTATTAAATCGTACACAGATTCAAGATCCATTTGTTTATATTAACATTATCTCTTTATTTTGTTTTATTTTCAAATTTTGTATTTATGATGTTTTTATTTCTTTTTAAAATATCTAAATAATCATTTTGTAATTCTTCTGTTAGTTTGATTTCTTTTTTAGCTGGAATAAATGATAATGCTATATTGAATATATATAGTAAGATTTTTACTTTTATTAATAGATAATATTTTTTAATTTTTTCTATTTTTAATAATTGATTAATAGAATATTGAAATGGCAATTTAATGTAATTTTCAATAGATGTAATCACATTCATATTGTTTAAAGTATTATGTACAAAAGTATATTGATTATTTATGTATAATAATATACTTCCTGTTATATAACTTGTAATTGATAGTAAAAATGAAAAAAATATATTAAAGTTAAATATGTATAACCATATAAGAAAAAATATAATATTAGGTAAAAAAATTATAAGCATATTTATATAAATTGAAAAAAAGAATTATTATTCATATAAACATTATTTCTTATATAGTAATAATATGTTATCTTCTAATTCTGACTCTTTGGAAAATATGGAAAGTAAAAATATAATTAATTCAATTAATTCTATTGATAAGATAGACAAAAATACAATATTTAAATTAATTGATTTTTACTTTGCTGGTGATCCATTGTATAAATTTCAATATGATTCATATGATCAATTTATCAATGACATTATTTTTCCAACATTAAAAGAAAGTCCAAATATCATATCAGAAAATGTATATCAGGATAAAATTTATAGACATAGATTAGAATTTTCAGAAATTGCATTAAAACCACCAGTCAATGAAATTGATGATGAGTTAATTTTTCCTGAAGATGCACGTATTAAGCATTTATCTTATTCTGGTAAATTAATTGCAAATGTAAAACAATATTTAGACATTGTGGAAGCACAAACAGGTACTACTACTTCGAAAATTATTTCTGAAGACAAAGAAGTACCGATTGCAAAGATTCCAATTATGGTAAAATCACGATATTGTAATACAGTATTGCGACCAGATATTGCAAATACTGAATGTTATTTTGATCCTGGATGTTATTTCATTGTTGGTTCTAGTGGAAATATTGGCGAAAGAGTTATATTAACACATGAGCGAATTTGTGAAAATAAAGCATTAGTAACAACAAAACGAGATCCTAGTTATAAAAAAGGCAAGTTATATCAAATACAAATTAATTCTAAGACACCTGATATTTTAGGTATTGTGAATGTATTTACTATTCGAATGAATAAGAATGATTCAATAGTATGTTTAACTAGACAATTTGCAGAGATTCCATTGTTTGTATTTTTCCGTGCATTAGGAATTGTATCAGACAATGATATTATTAATTGTTGTGTATATGATCCAACTGATATTGATATGATAAATATTTTACGATATTCATTAGATGAAGGATTATATGCAAAAATTTCAGATGAAGTCAAACCAAAAGAAATTCGTACACAACAAGATGCTATTAATTTTCTAATGGCAAGATTAAAAAATTCTAAAAAATATAGTGAAACTGATATGAATATGCGAGATATTCAAAAGAAAATACATATTACAAAAATATTAGAAAATGAATTATTGCCTCATGTTACAGGTGGATTATATAATAAAGGTTGTTATTTAGGATATATGATAAATAAATTATTATCATGTTATTTGGGAAGAATTGAAGAAGATGATAGGGATTCATATGTAAATAAACGATTATTTTTACCTGGTATTTTGTTAGGTCAATTATTCAAACAATTTTATCAAAAAATGATAAATAATATTACCAAATTCTTTAAGAAGAAGAACAATGATGAAAATAATCCAATTAAAATTATTAATCAAATTAAGCCAAGTATTATTGAAGATGGATTAAAATCTGCATTATTGACAGGTACATGGTCTGCAAGAAGCAAAGGTGTTGCTCAATTGTTACAAAGACTTTCATATTTGCAAACTATTGCATATTATCGAAGAATTATTACACCATCTCCAGATGCATCAAATAATAAAATTACTACAATGCGTCAAGTAAACAATATTCAATTAGGTTTTGTATGTGTTACTGGTGATACAATAATTCGAATGGCAGATAATAGTCAAAAAACAATTCAAAACATTAAAAATGGTGATTGGATTATGTCATTTAATACAGATACAAAAGAATTGATTAAATCACAAGTATCAAATTATTTTGAAATTATGTCAACAGAATTACTTAAGATAACTTTATTAGATGGTAGAGTACTTAAATGTACTCCAGATCATCCATTATTAGTTATTGATCAACAAGATAATAAGTTAACATATGTAAAAGCATCTCATATTGGTGTCAGAGAACGAATTGTAGTAATAAATTCAAATGAATATGATGAATATATTAATTATATGGATAAAGTTTTAGGTTCAGAAGGATATCCACTTGATATATTTACGAATAAATATAATATTAATAATAATGTATGGGGTATACCAGTAAAAAGTAAAGTAACTATTGAAAATGAATATGTATATGATTTTACAGCTGAATGTGAACACCATAACTTTATTGCTAATGATATAGTTACACATAATTGTGTGGTTGAAACACCAGAAGGTCAAAAAATTGGATTGGTAAAAGGAATGTCACTTACAGCAACACCAACAATGACATTATATTCTCAAATCATTATTATTAAGAAATTATTAGCAAATCGTATATTGGAATTAAGTAGTGTATTACCATATCAATTTAAACAATTTGTAAAAGTATTTTTAAATGGTGATTGGATTGGTATGGTAGAAAATGCATCTGAATTGCATGATTTCTTACAAGAGAAAAAACATACACAAGAATTAGATTATACAGTAAGTATTATGTTAAATTATACAACAAAAGAATTAAAAATATATTGTGACGGTGGTCGATTAGTAAGACCATTATTAAGAGTAAAAGATAACGAGCTTGTATTAAAACCAGAAATGTTGAATGATATTGATACAGAAGATATTTCAGGTAATAAAATAAATAAATTTCATGATTTTGTTGCAAAGTATCCAAATGTATTTGATTTTGTTGATATTGAATCAACTGAAAGTGCAATGATATCAATGACATTTGATCAATTAGCAGAAGAAAGATTAAAATTAATTAATCCAATGAAAGCTAAAGATTTACATGTATCTGGTGATCCTGTAAATCGATACAATGATAAAATATATGTAAAATACACACATTGTGAATTACATCCATCAATGATGTTAGGTAGTATTTCAGGAAATATTCCATATGCAAATCATAACATGGGTAACAGAAATATTCTATTCTTTTCTCAATCTCGTCATGCGATTGGGACATATGCTACTAACTATAGATATAGAACAGATATTTCATGGTTATTATATCACCCTCAACGACCGATTGTTATGACCAAAGCAGCAAAATGGTTGCATACAGAAGATATTCCAGCAGGTGAAAATTGTGTAGTAGCAATTATGTGTTATACAGGATTTAATCAAGAAGATTCAAAGTTAGTAAATAAAAGTGCAGTAGACAGAGGTTTATTACGAGTAACTTCATTAAAGAAAGAAGATGAAAGCATTGAAAAGAATCCTACAACATCACAAGATGATATTTTTATGCGTCCTGATAAAAGCAAGACAATGGGTATTAAAGATGCAAATTATGATAAATTAAATGAAAAAGGATATATTCCAGAAGAAACAGTTGTATATAATAATGATGTATTAATTGGTAAAGTATCACCTATTCAAAAAGATGAGAGTAATAAAATTTATCGTGATGAAAGTAATGTATATCGATCAACTATTCCATCTACAGTTGATAAAGTATATACTGTATATAATGGTGATGGTTATGAAATGTATAATATGCGTTTACGTAGTGAACGAGTGATACAAATTGGTGATAAATTATGCTTAACACCTGATCACGATGTATTAACAAATAGAGGATGGGTGTCAATTGCAGAAGTAACTATGAATGATAAAATTGCACAATTAAATCAAAAAATAAATACAATGGAATATGTAACTCCATTAGAATTATTTGATTATGAACATAATGATAACTTATATGAAATTCAAAATTCAGAAGTTAGTTTGCGAACAACATTAAATCACAGAATGTGGGTTCAATATCAAGATAAGACATATTTTGAATTACTTCAAGCTGAAAAAATATATGGTAAACGAGTAAAGTATCAATGCAATGGTCCTGTAGATTATTCAGAAGAGACAGTTACAATTGAAAATGAACAATTTACAGATGAAAAATTAGATGCTTTACTTCTCATATGTGGTATATGGTTAATGGAAGATGGTTATACAAATATGTATGATGCTATATGTAGACTTGAATTAGATATAAATAATAATAAGATAGGAGATATATTAATTCGTGCATGTAAAGTATTAAATTGGCAATATTCAATAGTCAGTATATATCCTGCATCGAAACAAACAAATAAATTTTATATCATGAATTCGATGATAACAAAATATTTGGATAAATATATCCGAAACAAAGATATACCAGAATGGATGTTTAATTTGAGTGCACGTCAAACAAGAATATTTATTAATAGTGCATCAATAAATAAAGAAAAATTAAATTCATTCTATTGTATAACAGAATCAATCAATTTGCGAGATAAGATTCAAATATTATGTCAACATGCTGGTTATACATCAGTATATGAACAAAAAAATAAATCATCTTGTAAAATAAAAATTAGAAATATTAATTTGCATCCAACTGTAAATCATGGTTATTTAAATTCTCAATACAGACAATTTGAAAATGTAGAAAAATATACTGGTAAAGTATATTGTGTAAGTGTACCAAGTGAAATATTTTTAGTACGACGAAATGGTCGGATTGTATGGACAGGAAATTCTACACGCCATGGTCAAAAAGGTACAACTGGTGCATTATTAACATCATGTGATATGCCATTTACATCATCTGGTATTCAACCAGATATTATTATGAATCCTAATGCAATTCCATCTCGTATGACAATTGCACAATTATTAGAAGCATTATTTAGTAAAGTAGGTGCATTAGAATGTAATCATATTGATGGTACACCATTTCAAGAAAATACAAATATTGATGAAGCAAATGAAATATTACGAAAATATGGATTTGAAGATCATGGATTAGAAACATTGTATAGTGGTATTACTGGTGAAAAAATGGAAGCTAGAATATTTTTATGTCCTACATATTATTTGCGATTGAAACATTTGGCGATGGATAAAATGCATGCTCGTGCATCTGGTCCTAAACAAATATTAACTCGTCAACCACCCGATGGTCGTGCCAGAGATGGTGGTTTAAGATGGGGTGAAATGGAACGTGATGTAGGTATTGCACATGGATCTGGATTCTTATTAAGAGAAAAATTATTAGAAGCATCAGATAAATACATTGTATATATTTGTAATATATGTGGATTATTTGCAAATAAAATGTTAAAGAAAGATGTATATCATTGTGCAAGTTGTAAAAATTCAACTCGTATTAGTAAAGTCATCTTACCATATGCATTTAAATTATTAATCCAAGAATTAATGAGTATTCAAATTCTCCCAAGATTAAAGATTCAAGAAACAGAATTTGTTGGATAAAAATTGAAATATAATTAATTTATAAAATATATTATAAACTATTTAATTAATCTACACATAAATATGTCTTGTGGTAAGATATCACCTGAAAAGTTTAACGAACACATGAAGAATGTGTGCATTCAACATGCAAAAAATGATTATGCACGTGCAATTGATATTGCAAATCAAGAACGTCTAAAAGGTAATATCCAATGGAGTTCTATGATTATGGCAAGTGCAATGTCATATTATTCTTTAAGAATGAAAGATGTTATAAATGGTGTATACGAAAAATAATTTTTTTAATAGTTATTAATAATATAAAAATTGAAAAATATATATATTATTATATTAATATTAATTATTTTAATAACGTTCAATATGAATACAATTACTAATTTGGCATCCATACATTTTAATCTTTCTAATATTTCTAATATTACACCATCAGAACCAATTAAGATGCCTAAAACATGTCAATATGGTGAATGTAAATTTAAATTAAAAATCAGTGATTTTTCTTGTAAATGCAATAAATATTTTTGTTCTAAACATAGACATTTTAGCGATCATTCGTGCGAATATGATTACAGAACAAACGGAAATAAACAATTAGAAAAACAATTAATTAAAGTAAATGGAGATAAAATTGCAGAAAAAATTTAACATAAAGACAAGTAAATATTTAATATTGAAAAGAACCAAATATTTCTTAAAATATCTGGTTCCTTAGCTCAGCTGGTTAGAGCGCTCGGCTGTTAATTATAACATTTGATTATAATTGTAACCGGGAGGTCACAAGTTCAATCCTTGTAGGAACCGAATATTATTTATAGATTATATTTGTATCTATAATTAGTATAAATAAATAATTAGATTGCACATATTAACTGCTGTGATGTCTACGTCTAACGGTACAGATTTAGAATCCGTGTCAGAGCGCGCTGTAATGTTGGCAAAACGCAAAAAGGTGTTGGTGGAGAACAAAGAGTTGTTAGTAAAGCGCGAGACAGAGTTTAAAAAGAAGCTCTGGCTCTGTGATGACACCTATTGGGAGACTATGGATAAGCTATTCACGACAGAAGATGAGATCTTGAAGATAAATAGAGACGGCTGTAATATGCATCATAAATTAAAAGAAAATAAATTATTTTATATTATATTAGTATATAATATAAAATGGATAGTGCATTAATAATAAAATATATAGCAAATGAAAAAGCTAAAAAATATAAAAACAATGAAAATTTTATAGAACAATATAATTCTGATAAGAATTTAGTAAATATTGGATCAATATTATCTATTATAATTGGAGCATATGCAGCACATTTAAGTTATGAATGCAATTCAAAATTAAATATAAGTGAAGGTACAAAAATATTTTATGCAATACTTGCGTATATGTTTGGTTTAGTATATTTAGTATATTACTTTTTAATTCGTTATGATACATGTAAAGTATAATAATTTTTATAAATATGTTATATTTATAAAAATTGAAAAAAATAATGCATATCATATTCATTGTAATTTATTATACGCGCACATACTACAATGTCTATTTCTCAGCTCCAAGCGATTTCTAAGCTTGCAGAGATGATTCCAGCATCTGATTTGCCTGGTGAGTACCGCAGTCTCGCAAACAACTTTTCGCCCAGTAACAAGGCTACGTCTATTCAACAGGCGTGCTTTTCCAGGATGTGGGTAGTCATCAAGATCATTATGCCATTTGGCACTGTGTACGACTTGCGCTGTGGGTCATTAGTGCCAAACGGCTCATCAATAAAACCTGACTACATGTTCATTTTTGAACAGTCAGGAGCGGTACCGACATCAGGGTGGTTCAAGTTTATGGGAATTTTGACAGCTGACAAGATCAATCAACTGACGTCAATCAGTGGATTTAACATCAACACTTGGATAGTGTCATCACCTGCCTCACCTGCCTCACCTGCCTCACCTGCATCTTCTGCATCTTCTGTTTCGTCAATTCGACCTGTTGGTGGCACTGGTGTTCGAGTGCGCTGGGCTGGTTCGTCAGATGAAGTGTATGTTCCGCCGGGACACTCTATTCGTGTGATTGACACTCCTCGACACACTACTGAGTTTCGTCCTGCAAATGTCATTGGTCCTTTGATGCACTTTGGTGGTTCTCCAGGTCTTGTTGCGGTGCCTGCTGATCCACGGGTGCAGATGCGGATGCTAGCGGTTCAGCAGGCGAACCAAAGACGAGATCGAGATACTGTGCAATATTTGATGAACCAAACTGGCGGGTTGGCTGATGTTGCGAGGAATCTGCACTTGTTAAACTTTCTTTAGAAAATAGGTTGATAAAACCAAGTTTTAATATTCTCCAATGAATATATAATAATGTTTTTAATCTATCATATCTTTCTTTTTCCCATAATCTAGTTTTTAATAATGCAAAAAATAATAATCCAAATGCTAACATATGAACTTCTTTGGATGTAATATTATACACTGGTCGAATTAAACGACCCATAAATGTTTCTCGAATTTTTTTACCTCTTAATTTACTTTCAATAATAGTTAATACACAAATATCATTTGTATACCAATGTATCATAATAAAAACTAATGTGAAAGAATAATAAAGTAATATTAATGGATTATCAGCAACAAAAGGTGTTACTGTAATGAATACAATTAATAAAAAATGTAACAATGCAATTAAATTAGCCAAATAATTCATAAATATATAGAATATTTAATTAATTTAAATTAACCATATTATTCATAAACTAGATTAATTTACTTGTATTTATTTATTAACAATGTATATTCATCAAAATCATGTAAAGACATATGATGACATGCTATTAATTCTTGTGGATTTACTTTATTTCCACAGCACAAAAACGTATTATTATTCGCATATCCTTTATAATTACATCCATAGAATTTAGAATCTTTTATAATTTCTATATTATTAATCTTAGTAACATAATATCCAATTAATACATCACATGCAGTACATAAATAGGATACATTATTATTTATACATATATTTTTCCATTCAGATTGTATAATATGTAAATGCAAATAAAGTATTTCTAAAACCTTATATGAAAGTATAAATCCGCTTCCACCTGAATGAAAATATATTTTTTTATTTCCAATTTGTCTAGAATCACCATGACCACCAATATATAACTTTTTATTTATATCAAATTGATTGACATATGATAATAGATTATCTATATGTATATATGTATCTGTTCCACATGTATATATAAAATCAGCATTATAATTTTCATATATGTATTTTAAGCCTAGATTTTGTTTATGTGATGCAGATTGATAATCATTTGATACATGTTCTAGATGTATATATTTACTTGTATCTGTAAATTCAGTTGGTTCCATGCCAAGAAAAAATAATATTTTAATACCATTTTCTTCTGCTTTTTTACCCCAAGTTTCATTTATTTTTATAATTTCTTGTTTATATTTTTCAATTGTAGCACATGCAAATATATTAATTATTATTTTATAATATGGTTTTGAATCATAATTATTTGAAAGTAAATTATTCATGTATTAAATTATATATATTTATTTATATTATAAAAAATTGAAGATATCTTACTATATATATAAATTTAAAGATATATAAATAAGTTTTATATAAAAGATGGATTCTACTATTAATGAAAATGTTACTGAATTTGTTCCTGATGTAATTGAAACATTTGAAAGTTTTGATGAAATGAGTTTAGATGATAATATATTACGAGGTGTATATGCATATGGTTTTGAAAAACCATCACCGATTCAACAACATGCGATTGTACCAATAATTAAAGGAAAAGATATTATTGCTCAAGCTCAATCTGGAACTGGTAAAACGGGAACATTTACTATTTCCATTTTACAGAGAATTAATTTTAATGAATCAAATACACAGGCATTAATTATTGTACCAACTAGAGAGTTAGCTACACAAATTCAAAAAGTTATTAATGGAATTGGAGCATATTGTAAAGTAAAAACAATGGCATTAATTGGTGGTACGGATGTTCGTACTGATATAAATTCTTTAAAAGATGGTGTACATGTAATTGTTGGAACACCTGGACGTATTTATGATATGATTAATCGTGAAGTATTAAAATTAGATAAATTAAAATTATTAGTATTAGATGAAGCAGATCAAATGTTAGATCGTGGATTTAAAGATCAAATTTATGAAATCTTTAAAAAAGGATTACCGAATACAACACAAATTGCATTATTTTCAGCAACATGGACAACTGATTCTCAAGAAATTGCAAATAAATTTATGAATAATCCAACAAAGATTATGGTAAAGAAAGAGAAATTAACCTTAGATGGTATTAAACAATATAAAATTTTACTTAAAAAAGAAGAATTTAAATTTGGTGTTTTATTAGATTTGTATAAAGCAATTTCTATTAAACAATCTATTATTTATTGTAATAATCGAAAAAAGGTAGAAGAATTAGTTATGAATCTTAATGAATATAAAATTTCAATGTCATGTATTCATGGAGATATGCCTCAAAATGAACGAGAACGTATTATGAAAGACTTTATATCAGGTTCTGCTCGTATTTTAATTACAACTGATTTATTGGCACGAGGTATTGATTTGCAACAATTATCATTGGTAATTAATTATGATATTCCTAATAATCGTGAAAATTACATTCATAGAATTGGTCGTACAGGACGATTTGGACGTAAAGGTGTAGCATTAAATTTCATAACAGAAAAAGATGAAGGACATTTAAATGATATTGAAAAATTTTATAATACTCAAATTGTTGAATTACCGGATAATTTATCTGTAATTTTTGATGTTTAATTTATAATTATTATTAATATATTAAATAATATATTAATAAAATTAATCACGTTATTGATAAATTAGGTATAGTAGTAGTTAATAAATTGCTAATACATTTACTACCATCATTTTTTTGTTGAAAATTATTTAATTTATTTATATTTGCAGTGATATAATTATCTTTACATAATTTATAACATTTATTATCTATTTTTTCATAATTTACTTCACATATACCATCATATACATTTCCGACACATTTATTTTCATTTTCTAATTTAACTGAACCAACTGGACATTCATGTTTATGTAAATCATCAGGTAATTCTAATGTTTTTATATATTTTAAACATTTTAAAACACCATTTGTATTTATTTTAATATCGTCATCATAACAATGTATATTCATTACATCTCTATTATATGCAATTTGTTTTGATGTATTTGGTAACGTTTGTAATGTAGGATCTAGTATACATTGTTTACCATTTCGATTAATAGTATAATCAATATTATCAATATTTCCAGGTTTTATATTATTATCACAATTTTTATAACATGTATGTTTATTATTTAATTTATACATTTCATAATTTATTGGACATTGAGCAGTATAGGGATCTTGATCACCATTATAACATTTATTATCTTGTAGAGTATCTAATCTATTACCACATTGAATATCTTTTAATTCTTTTAATCTATCAATAATTAAAATATCATTAATATCTTCTTCCATATTATAGAAATATATTTATTCTAGTATATCAAATATTTCACTAGTAGGATTATATTCAGTATTTATAATTATATCGGCTATATTATATAAATTATTATTGATCATTGGAAATAAAATTCCAGATGTTAGATTTGTTGATATAGGTATTGTTATATTTTGTAAAATTAATGGATTATTTTTTAATTCTATTTTCAATAATATACTATTGTATGCTTTAGTCATAATATTTTGTAATATAGTTACAATTACACTATCTGGGATATTTTTTGATAATATAAACCATATACAATGAGGACTTCTATAAATTTTATGATCATATATACTTTTACAACTATTAAATAAATTTTCAATTGATTTAGTCACACTATATTTTATATTTACATCAGTAATATTTTCACCATTATATATTAATACATTATCATAATTATTCATTTTATTATATAGTATATTTATATTTTTAAATTATTCTAAAAAAAAGTGTTCTTCTGTTGAATATTTATAATAATGATTATAAACAATTGGTTGGATACATTGCATTGGTACAGCTGCATAGCATAACATATATTGAATAATATTTTGAATTTTTTTGTTATCGTTAAATAATTCAATATATTTTTTATCTAAATGTTGATACTTATATTCATGATTAGAAGAATTTTCAATTACATTTTGAAAAAGATCGTATATATTTGGATTTGATGGTATTTTATAAAATTCATATGATGGTTGTTTAGAATTAATTTCTTTTCGTATTTTGCTAATTAAATGTGTTTTTATTATAATTGAGTTCTCATATACAAATTGATATACATCTTGAAATTTTTTAAAAGTTATATTTTCATATATATCAATTATTTCATTTATAAATCGTAATTTATATCCAATTAATAATGGTATTTTATGCATAACTAAATATGAGTTATATTTATTAACCATATTATAACATAAATTAGCTTCTTCCATAATTTTATCCATTATAATTTTAAAATTATTATATGATTGAATTTGAGTTGAATTCCAACCTAATTCATCATTTGCAATTAATTCATCAATATATTTTATTTCGGATGTATATTTATTTGATAAATTTAATGTTGCATTAAATACCAAACTAATAACATCAGTTAGTTTTTTTTCATTCATCATATTCAAAATTAGAGTTACATCTGTAATTGATGCTTCTAATACTTCATCATCTAAATCATTAATTGGAATAATTACAATATTTGTTGTATATTCAGTTGAAAATATTTGATATAAATTATTATCTTTGAGATATTGAACATACGAAGATGTATCATAAAACATAATATCATATAATTTTAATTTTTCAATTGGAATATTATGTTTTTTCATTTGATGGAATAATACTGTTAGAAAATCAACATCAAGTTTACCCATGTAAAAATAACTTGCAATTACTCTCCACATTTTATCATTCATTTTTTTAACTATTATCGGTAAATAATCCCATCGTAATAATGAACAAATATATTTTATCCAATTAAATGTAAAATCATCATTTTCATATGGATTACGACTACTTAGTTTCATAACTTCATTAAACGCACTAGGACTACAAATATACCAAGCAAAATTAAAAAATTTATTTTTTGTAATTGTTTGAATTTTCCGAAGTGTATTTATTGAATCATATTGATAACATCGAATAACATATTGTTGAAGT